AAGAAAAGAAATAATACTCATATTATTATTATTATTATTTTTAAAACCTACTTCTTTTTTTGGGTTTTGACTACCATTTTCGTCAAAAAATCGTCATAATAAAAACTCTTAAAAACCTTGATTATTCTTAAAAATAGTCATAAAATATGAGTATTATTTCTTTTCTTAGGGGATAATTAGCTCTCGTAGTGCATGCCTCCATAGTTTGCACTACATATAGGGGGAATTTTAGGTTAGATTCCCCCTATGACTAAGGAAGCCGATATACAGATTGCCTGTAATTATTTGTTAAATGAATTAGCAGATATCTATATTTTTAGGCATTATCATATAGCCAACGAGGGCAAACGATCTGTTAATTATAGATTTAAGCTAAAAAAGATGGGTTTTCGTGCTGGTGCACCTGATTTAGTCATTGAATATCCTAATGGTAAACTTCTCTATGTCGAACTCAAAAACGAAAAAGGACAATTATCAAATGCTCAAAAATTATGGAAAGTTCAATCAAGTGCTTTAAATACACCGCATTTTATTATAAAAGGTAATATTAAAAGTTGTTTGGAGGATTTAGCGAGCATCATAGATAAATATGTCCCACGTCGTCAAAGTCCACAATCATACATTTATAGTACCAAAAAACCCAAAGGAAGCTGACTCATTTATGGGTATGTGGGTTAAGGCACAAAACAAAGCAATAACGAAAGTTACTGATGAATTTTTAAATAATAATGATTTTTCAGAAGATGATTTTGATTTAAAAGTTGATGAATATACAGTTAAATTTTATAAGCAAATGAAGAATGGAGGCAACAATGTTTATAGACGAGAGCTCGAAACCTAAAGAAAAACTCAAAGCATGGTATTTATTTACCGAAGATTTTATAGCTGGTACTCAGCACATGACCAACGAGGCATTAGGAATTTATATTAGATTATTATGTTGGAATTGGAATAAAAGGTGCAAAGGCATACCAAATGATGAAGATTTAATTTTTAGAGTAGCAATGGCATTTAATCAACAAGAAAAAAAAACTTGTTTAGATGTTTTGAGTGAAAACTTTAATTTGATAAATAAAAGCCATTGGCAAAACGAAAGACAATTACAAGAATATTTATACATTACAAAAAAAATAGATAGTTCAAAAGCGAATGGTAAGTTAGGAGGTCGTCCAAAAAAACCCAACGATAACCCCCCTACCTCTACCCCTACCCCTACCTCTACTCAAACCATATATACAAAGGAGTTCGATAATGTGTGGGGAAGATTATACAACAAAAGAGGCAGTAAGTTCAGAGCATACGAGCAGTATAAAATAGCAAAAAAAACTACTGATGATGATATTCTTGTTATGGGATATAATAAATTATGCTCAAATACAGAAGAAAAAAAATTTATTCCACATTTTAGTAAATGGTTAAAAGATAAAAGATGGGAAGAAGATATACCAGATAAATATCAAAGTTTTGGTGTTGTAAATCAAGAGGAAAGTAGATTACAAATGTTTACTGATGCGATACGTGATAAAAAAGTAACAAGATTTATTAAAGACTGGGCAATAAAAAATAAAGATGTTATTGATCTCGGTATTAAGAAAGGTAAAATAACAAAACAACAAGCCATTGAAGATTTAGGAATGGTAAACGAATATAGGTAATTATGCAAAATATTGAAATAAATAAAATTGTACCCTACTCAAGAAACCCAAGGAAAAATCAACATGTTGATAAAGTTGCAAGTTCTATAAAAGAGTTTGGATTTCAACAACCCATTGTGGTTGATAAAGATCATGTTATTATTGTAGGACATACGAGGTATCAAGCCGCAATAAAACTTGGTATGAAAGAAGTCCCGGTAATAATAGCAAATAATTTATCTGAGAACCAAGTCAAAGCATATCGTATAGCAGATAATCGTGTTGCAGAAGAGTCACAGTGGGATAACGAATTATTAAATCTTGAATTATTAGATTTACAAAAATCAGAGTTTGATTTGGACAGTTTGGGTTTTGAACAAAACGAACTCAGTAGAATATTTAATCAAAATGATCCAATGTTTGTAAGTCCAGAACAATCAGGAATAGAAAATAACGAAGCAAATATTGAAGATTTTATACCCTCACAAGTAAGAATGATTCAATTATTTTTAAATTCGGAATCAGAACCAAAATTTAAAGCTATGATTGAAACCTTACAAGAAAGATATAACACTAATAATTTGACGGATACTGTTTATAAAGCCATAGAAAATGAGAACAATAGAAGTTAATCCTGTTCTCACTGATGAACAAATAAGGCAGTTACATGGCAATTTTTTAGATGAATCATACTTAAAATATCCTGTAATAAATAGTGATACTATCGTCAAAGATGAAAATGGCGAAACATTATTAGTATTTTTAAAAAATGTTATCCCACAAAATATTGCACTTGAAGCATATAAATCATTTAGAAAAGCAACATATTTATCAAATAATCGAGGTCAAGCCGCAGGTCCTTTACCACCAGAACTTAAAATGGGCGATAAAATTGATGGTCTTACAGTAGGAAAAATACAGGGCAATAGATTTTATCCTTTGAAAAAAGATGGTACTTTATCAAACTCCCCAAAAGCAAAGGCAGTTTATAGTTCAATCGTAGGTTATGCCGATAGATATTCAAGAATACCATATTGTAGGACAACAGAGTTTACTCGTAAATATTTTGATGAATATAAAAAAACACTGCCATACGTCAAATATATAGGCGATTTATTTGCGAGATACATACCAGAACGATATGAGGCACAAAAAAAAGCATGGGATCAAACTCATGTTGATTTTAAAATACCTCAAACACCTTTTACTACAATAACAGTAAATAAAAATTTTCGTACTGCCTGTCATTACGATGCTGGTGACTTGAAAGAAGGATTTGGAAATCTTGGAGTATTACAAGCTGGGGATTATAAAGGTGCTTATACTATATTACCGAAGTATGGTATAGGAGTTGATGTAAGAAGCTGTGATGTTGCTTTTTTTGATGTACACGAATTACATGGAAATACAGAAATCAAACCTATCGGCAATGCTGAAAGAATATCAATAGTTGCATATTTTAGAGAAAAAATGACAGAATGTGGTAGTGCCGAGGAAGAACTTGAGAGGATAAAAAATAAATGAATTTTAGAGTTGCCATACCATCAATATCAAGAGCTGAAACGATTACAAAAAAAACATTAAATTATTTAAAACAAACAGATATTGACATGTCAAAAGTAGATATATTTTTAAGTAATCCTGACGAAGAACAAGCATATCGTAATAATTTAAAGGATTATCCTGTAAATATTATAGTAAGCAACACAAACCATGTTAATACCCAACGTAATTTTATAATAGATTACTACCAAGAAAATGAACTCATACTTGGCATTGATGATGACATAGATTTAGTAGCCATGAAAGTTGATGATAAAAATACAATACAATTAAATAGTTTGACTGATTTTGTTGAACAAGCATTTACAATATCACTTGATAAAAATTTTGATATGTGGGGAGTCAATCCTGTAATAAATCCTTATTTTATGAAAAATAATGTAACATTTAATTTAAAATATATTGTTGCTTGTTTTTATGGTTGGCGAAATAATCATCACGAAAAAGCATACGTATCAACAAATCCAGAGTATGGTAAAGAAGATTTTGAAAGATCAATAAGATATTACATAGCTGATGGTGGTGTAACTAGATTTAATTATGTTGCGCCGAAAACAAAATATTACTCGGAAAAAGGTGGCATACAAAATTATAGAACTGTAGAATATGAAGAAATAGCAGTTAAATGGTTGTTAGAAACTTTTCCCATGTATTGCAAACGTAATACAAAATCAAAAAGTAAATATCCAGAAGTAAGGTTGATTGACCAAAGGAGGAAAAAAAGGTAAAAAGTCAAAATTAACATAAAAATACCTATACTCAGGGGAAAGAGGATTATATGGATACAGAAAAAAAAGTTGGGCGACCTAAAAAAAACATCCCATATTCGTTGGAAGATATAGAAAAATTAGCCACAATGCAGTGTACTCGAGAAGAGATTGCAAATTTTTGTGGTGTTTCAGTAAGCACTTTAAAACGTAATTTTGACCCCCCTATAAAAAAGGGCTGGGACAAGGGCAAAAGGTCATTGAGAAGAGCCATGTTTGATAAAGCTATGCGTGGTAATACTACTATGTTGATATGGTTATCAAAAAATTATCTTGGCATGAAAGATAAAGTTGAAACATCAGAGGAAAGCGAACCATTACCATGGAACCCAGATTTAACATAGATGCCATATACCAAGCCACAGGCACAAGTTATAAATGATAAATCAAGATTTAGAATATTAATTAGTGGCAGAAGATTTGGTAAAACATTTTTAGCAATCAATGAACTAGCAAGATTTGCTAGATTCCCAAGTAAAAAAGTATGGTATGTAGCTCCTACTTATAGACAAGCAAAATCAATATGTTGGACTGAACTTGTACAAAGATTAAGAGCTCATAATTGGATTGAAGATATAAATAACTCTGATCTTACAGTTACATTACGTAATCATTCAAGGATATCGTTGCGTGGAGCTGATAACGAAAACAGTTTACGTGGAGTTGGACTTGATTTTTTAGTGATGGACGAGTTCAGCGACATTAACCCTGTAGCATGGTATGAAGTACTCAGACCAACTTTAAGTGATACGCAAGGACATGCACTGTTTTGTGGCACTCCACGTGGATTCGGTAATTGGTCTTATGATTTATATACAAAAGGATTATCAGATAAAGAATGGAAAAGTTTTAAATTTACAACATTAGAGGGTATGCAAGTTCCCCCAGAAGAGATTGAACAAGCTAAAGACGATTTAGATGAAAGAACTTTTCAACAAGAATATCTTGCATCTTTCGTAAATTATTCTGGAATGATTTATTATAATTTTGATAGAAGTAAAAATTTAATTGATAATTATAAAAAAAAAATATTAACATTGCATATTGGATTAGATTTCAATGTTGATCCAATGTGTGCAGTAGTTTGCGTTATAGAAAAAGATAAGATATATGTTATAGATGAAATACAAATATGGTCATCAAATACAAATGAAATGGTTGATGAAATAAAACAAAGGTATAAAAAAAATATTGTGATTTATCCTGATCCTAGTGCTAGACAAAGAAAAACTTCTGCTGGTGGTATGACTGATTTAGCAATTTTAAAAAATGCTGGTTTTGAAGTTAAATGTAAAAACTCTGCACCATTAGTAAGAGATCGTATAAATTCTGTGAATGCTAAATTAAAAAATGCAAAAGGACAGCATAGTTTGTTTATTTTAAATTCTTGTAAAAATGTGATAAAAAGCATAGAAAGACAAATATACAAAGAGGGAACACATGTGCCTGACAAAGATAGTGGTTACGACCATTTTAACGATGCGTTGGGATATATGCTAGAGTATAATTTTCCTTTACGTAGGGATTTTAAACCTAACCCTCCTACAAGGTGGAGTTGATGGACAGTAAGGCATTAAAAACAAAACACCCATTATGGCATGCCAACATTGCTAATTGGGAATTTTATATACGTAGCTACTTGGGTGGCAACGATTACAGAAACGGATATTATTTACATAGATATATTTTAGAAACACCAGAAGAATACGATCAAAGGATTAGACATACACCTGTTGACAATCATTGTAAAAACGTAGTGCAAATTTATACAAGTTTTTTATGGCGAGTTCCTCCGACAAGAGATTATGGTTCATTAGATGGCGAACAACAATTAGAATCATTCTTAGCTGATGCAGATTTAGATGGTAGATCATTTGATACTGTGATGAGAGAAGTTCAAATGAATGCAAGTATTTATGGTAATTGTTGGGTAGTCATTGATAAACCACAAACAAATTTAAAAACAAGAGCAGAAGAATTATCACAAGATATAAGACCATACATGTCAATCTATACTCCAGAAAATGTAATCAATTGGAACTATCGTAGAGCATCAAGCGGAAGATTTTATTTAGATTACTTAGCTATAGTTGAGGACATAAATACTGAAAGAGCAATCGTCAAAGTTTTTACAGAAGAATTTATATCAACATACGAAATACAAGATTTTGAAAAAGAGTATGCAGAGGGCGAAACAAGATTACTTGAAGAGATACCAAATCCTTTGCGTAAGATTCCAGCAGTTAATGTTTATAATTTACGAGGAGCGAAAAGACCTATCGGCATAAGTGATTTAGCAGATGTTGCATATTTGCAACAATCTATTTACAATGACTATTCTGAAAAAGAACAATTAATTAGATTAGCCAATCACCCAAGTTTAGTTAAAACTCCAAACGTAGAAGCAAGTGCTGGTGCTGGTAGTGTTATCGAAATGCCAGAAGATATTGAGCCTGCATTAAAACCATACATTATACAACCAAGTGGACAAAACTTAGATGGCATTATGAAATGTATTCAAAATAAAATTGATGCTATTGATAGGATAACACACATGGGTTCTGTAAGAGCTACAACAGGACAGATTGCTAGTGGTATTGCTTTACAAACAGAGTTTCAATTATTGAATGCAAGATTATCAGAAAAAGCAGATTATTTAGAAAATGCAGAAGAACACATTTGGTCGTTGTTTGCAATGTGGCAAGATAAAGAATGGGACGGACAAGTTGATTATCCAGATACATTTGACATCAGAGATTGGGCAAACGATTTACAATATTTACAAATGGCTAAAGCTAGTGGTATAAGATCAGAAACATTTAACAAAGAGCTCGATAAACAGATTGCAGAAGCAGTGATTGATGACAATGAGGCTATTAAAACAATTAATGATGAGATTGATAGCACCAGAACTACTAGAGGACAATTTACGACAACTGAAGTTGAAGGACAAACACCGAATGGCGAAACGGAAGAAACGAGTTAAAAAAGATAAAAAAACTAAAATACCATCAAAGTATTTAGAGGGATTATCTGGATCAAAAAGAAAATCAAGAGCATCATTGTTGACTAGGATGTCATCAATTTATAGAAGTGGTGGTCGTATTCCAATGAGCTTGTTAAAACGTAGGACAAAAATATAATGGCTAGAAAATTTAGAAAACCATTATCAGCAAGTACTGTTAGAACATTAAAAGCAAAAGCAAAAAAATCAAAGTTATTTAATTTTGCAGATTTGAAGGCATCGTATCGCAGAGGGCAAGGTGCATTTTTGAGCAGTGGTTCACGACCAAGAATAGGTATGGCTCAATGGTCTATGGCTAGAGTAAATAAATTAATCAGCAGAGGCAGATCAGGAACTTTCGACAAAGATATTATTTTAAGAGCATCAAAACGTAAAAGAAGAAGAAAATAATGGCAAAGTACCAAGGCAGATCAGTAAAACTTGGCAAACCATTTCGTACTCCGGGACAATCAAAAAAGTTTGCAGTATTTGTACGAGATAGAAAAACTAAGAATGTAAAAAAAGTAAGATTCGGCGATCCTGGTATGAAAATAAAATCTAACATACCCTCAAGGAAACGTAGCTTTATGGCAAGAATGGGTGGAGTCTTAAAAAAAGTAAGAGGGCAAAAAACTTTGAGTCCTGCGTATTGGAGTTTATTTGCTTGGCGAAATAAAATTAGATGAGCCGAATATTAGATCAACTTGCTGATCAACATGAAGAACGAATAATAAATACACTTTATCGTTTAGAAGATGATATAATTCGTCAAGTTACACAAGCAACAGGTGGCAATCTTGATGTAGAAACAAGATTAGCAATACAATTACAACCACAACTAAGAGCTACCATAGAAAATGTTTTTTTAGAAGAAGCAGATTTGATAATCAATGAAGAATATAATAAAATCGCAAAAGAAGTATTAGATACATTCGGCGAAATGCCTATACCTGATAGATTTAAAAATTTAACGCAAGTTGATTTAGCAACAATCAATGCATTAAAAACACAGGCATTCCAAGGTTTTGAAGATATTGCTGAGAGATTTTTAAAAGTTATCAATGATGAAGTCTATCAAAGTATTATAGCTGGACGACCATTTGATGATATGGTTGCAAACATTAGAGCTCACATTAATGGTGTTTATCAGAAGTCAAACATTACAGAAATTAATAATCTTGTTGATTTTATTAATGAAAATAAATTTAATGCAAAAATGAAACTTGAAGTTGAGGAAGCAATCAGAAAACTACACACTCAATATGCGGCTGACAGATCAGGAAATAATTTAAGAAGATATGCTGGTCAGATAGCTCACGATTCAGTAATGCAGTTTCATGGTCAGTTTACAGTCAAAAAGGCAAAAGATAGTGGACTCAATCATTTTAGATACACAGGCACATTAGTACGTGACTCTAGACCTTTTTGTAGAAATATGGTAAACAAAACCTTTACCGAAACAGAAGTTCGGGATATTTGGAACTCTAGATCGTGGGCTGGTAAATCTACAGGCGATCCGTTTATAGTTCGTGGTGGATATAGATGCCGACATACTTGGATTC